TGGCTCTAACAAGAACGACAAAACTACTAGCAAAGATTGAATCATCTTATGGGAGCAATCCAACTCCTGTAGCTGGTTCTAATGCTATTCAAGTTACTGATATAGAAGTAACACCAATCGAATCTGATAACGTACAAGCACCTACCTTTCAAGGATTTTTAGGTAACAGTACACAAGGCACATTACTTGCTAACAAACGTGTAGCAGTATCTTTTGGTGCTGAGTTGTCAGGATCAGGTGCAGCAGGTACTGCAAGTGCTTTATCACCTTTGCTAAAAAGTTGTGGGCTTTCTGAGACTATAGCTAGTTCAACTAGTGTTACTTATGCTCCTGTAAGCTCATCGTTTTCTAGCTGTACCATTCTTTGTTTTTATGGTGCTACAAGGCACGTTATAACAGGATGCAGAGGAACGGCTACTATTTCTATGACAGCAGGTCAGTTTGCTCAAATTAACTTCGAATTTACTGGTATTTATAATGCTCCAGACAGTACAGCAATGTCAGGTACATTTACAGTTGCTAACCAATCAGCAGCACTAGAAGTAAATGATACAAACATTACAACTGCAACATTTCATGGTGCTACATCACAAAGAATAGAATCTTTTGATTTAGCTCTTAATAATGAAGTCCTTTATAAAGAAACAGCATCTAGTCAAGAAGTATTGATTACTAATCGTGCGCCTGGTGGTACTGCTGTAATAGAAGAGCCAGTAAGAGCAACAACAGATTATTTTGCTAAAGCTGTCGCTACTGCTACTGGTAATACTTCTATCGTTCTTGGTGCTAGTGCAGGTAACATAGTTACTGTGAATGTTCCACAAACAGATATAACAGGAGTAACAAGAGGAGACACTGGCGGGGTCAATAGCTTGAGTTTACCCTACTTGGCATTACCTACAACAGCAGGTAATAATGAAATAAGTATTGTAATGACTTAATTTATGGCATTAGTTTTCAAAAAAGTTACTGAATATGATTGGGAGGTAACTGTTCAATCGCCAGATAAAGGCAAATTTAAAAAAGAAACTTTTACGGCTAAATTTAAAAATGTTGGCCGTAAAGTTTTTGCTGAATTAATAGAAGCTGGTGATGACAATTTTGTAAGAACTGTTCTTATGGGTTGGTCTGGAATTAAGGATGTTGATGGAAATGAAATCGAATTTAATAATGATAACTTCGAGGCATTACTAGATAATCAATTTATAGTGTTAGGTATTATCAAAGCATATGGTGAAAGTATGCAAGGAGTTATTGAAAAAAACTAAGAGAGGCTGCGAGGTATTGGGTACAAGGTGATGTTATAGATGAAACTGTTGAAGCATTAAAAGCATTTGGTGCAACAGAAGAACAAATCGCAGCCGAAAGTAAAAACAATAGAACATCTGATTGTATTGTTTGGGAAGAGAATAAACATATTGTTAATATGTTTTGGAAGCTTTCTACACAGTGGTATGTCAGTATGGCTGGATTAACTGGCATAAACTATAAATCTTTGGAATACTTGTGTAAAATATATACAGTTAAAGATTCTGTTGCTATGTTTGAAGGAATACAAGTAATGGAATACGAGGCATTGAAACTAATGCAGAAGGATAATAAGAATGGCTAATAGAGAAACAAAACTAAAATTTTTATTACAGTTAGAAGGTGTAGATAAGCTCCGTGGTCTTACAAATAATTTAATAAAATTAAATAATAATACAACCCTTGTTGGGAAAAGCAGTAGAAGATTAACAGGTCATTTAGCTAATCAAAAAAAACAAGCCACACAAACTATTGCTGGCACTAAAAATCTTGCTAACTCTTATAGACAATTAGCCAGATCAGTACAAATAGGAAGCAAAGAATTTAGGATTGCCACAAGGAATGCAGAAAGACTAGAAGCACGACTTAGAAAACTAAACGCTACTACAAAAAAAGGTGGTCTTGGTGGTATGGCAAAAACAGCAGGTGCAATAGCAGGTGCTGGTATTTTTGGTGGGGCAGAAGGTGCAATCGGTGCAGGTATTGGTGGGATAATAGGAGGCGCACCTGGCGCATTAGTTGGTGGTGCTATTGGCGCACAAGCTGGCATGGTGAGAAGAAGTTTAGGTGAGCTTGCTAGTTTTAGCGCACAACTTGAATTACAAAGAAAAGCATTAGCTCTTGTTATAAATGACACTAATAAATTTAATCAAGCACAAAGATTTTTAGCAAAAACAAGTAAAGAACTAGCAATACCACAAGAAATTATTACTAGACAATTTACTTCATTAACGGCCTCAGTTACAGGTGCAGGTTTATCTGTTAATGATGCAGAAACTGCATTCAAGGCTATAGCTGCTGGTATTAGAGGTACTGGTGGAACGCTAGAAGATATGAAGTCTGCGATGCGAGCAACGTCACAGGTCTTTTCAAAAGGTAAGGTATCAGCCGAAGAACTCAGACAACAACTTGGTGAAAGGCTTCCAGGAGCATTTACATTGTTTGCAGAGTCAATGAACAGGACACCTGCTGAATTAGATAAAGCATTAGAGCAAGGTAAAGTAACTCTTGATGACTTTATGAATTTTGCAAATCATTTGTTTGCAAAATATGGTGATAATGCAAAAATTCTTGCAGAAAGCCCAGCAGCAGCAGGTGATAGACTACAAACAGAATTATCAATATTAAGAGATAATGTTGGACAACTATTAAAACCAATTGGTGCTAATTTCCAAGAATTTGCAGCAGATGTTGTTAAAGCATTAAATCCTGTAGTTGAAAGATTAAAAGAAATAAACAACCAATTTAATGTTTTAAATCAAAAAGGCAGATTAAAAGATGTTCAAAAACAATTATTTGAACAAATTAAAGAGGGCGGTGGTGACTATAAAAGCTTTCAAAATATGCGTGATATGTTAAAAAAATCTTCAAGACGTATAGGTAAAGAAGAAGGTCTTAGTCCTGTAGAAAGAACAGAATTGCTAATAAATATGTATAAAAATTTAATTATAGAAACAACTAATTTAGATACTGCAACACAAAATTTAGTGCAAACAAATGAGGACTTAAATAAAAGTGGAACACAAACAACAAATAATTTAAAACTAGGTATGCAAAGTTATTTAAATAGCATAAAAGATGTTGGCAAACAGATACAAGATGCAACAGAAGCTGCTTTTAAAGGCATGGAAGATGCACTTGTAAATTTTGTTATGACAGGTAAGTTAAATTTTGCAGATTTTACAAGATCAATATTGGCTGATATAGCAAGAATAGCCATTAGACAAGCGATTATCGCACCTATTGTTGGTGCAATATTTCCAGGTTTATCATCAGTAAGTGCGAAAGGTAATGTGTTTGACAAGGGTATAAAAGAGTATGCAAAAGGAGGTATTGTTACTAAGCCAACTATGTTTGCTTACGGATCTGGTGGTACTGGTAGGTTTGGACTTATGGGCGAGGCTGGTGCGGAGGCTATTTTACCTTTAAAACGTGGTCGCAGTGGTAATTTAGGTGTTGAAGCTTCTGGTAGTGCTACTAATATAGTTGTAAATGTAGATGCTTCTGGTTCATCTGTAGAAGGTGATGCAGCAGAAGGTAAGGCATTAGGACTTGCATTGTCATCTGCAATACAATCTGAACTTATTAAACAACAAAGACCTGGAGGCTTACTTTCATAATGGCAACTTTTCCAGCTACACCTGTCGCATCATTTCCTATAAGGAAAAAACAAACACCTAAAACTCGTATTGTTAGTTTTGCTGATGGTTTTGAGCATAGAATTACTTTTGGTTTGGCAGAAAATCAAAACCCTAAAGAATATAATTTAACTTGGAAAAATATTACATTAACAGAGTCAGATACCATTATGGATTTTTTAAATGCTAGGGCTGCTGATAATGCTAGTTTTGATTACACGCCACCAGGAGAATCAACATCGTATAAGTTTGTGGCACAACCTGGTTACAATGAAAGTATAGATTATGCAGATAGAGCAACAGTAACTGCTACATTTAGACAAGTTTTTGAGCCATGAGTACAGCTTCTATTATTACTGATCTACAGAAGATCAACCCATCAGCAGTAATAGAATTATTTGAACTTACAACAGATGCAACATTGCATGGTTCTACACAAACATATCGTTTTCATAATGGCACTAGCTTAAATGCTAATGGCGATATTATTTGGGCTGGTAATCAATATTTAAAAATGCCAATACAGGCAGAAGGTTTTGCATTTACAAACGGACAGCTACCTAGACCTACTCTGACTATTAGTAATGCTCTTGGAACTATTACAGCTATTTTGTTAAATGTTAATCAGGTAACAACAGGTAATGATCTAACGGGAGCTACTGTTACTAGGATTAGAACTTTGGCACGTTATCTAGATGCTGTTAACTTTCCTGTAACTTCAAGCACTACAACAACTACAACAACGATTGCTGACCCTGCTGATGCTGAATCTGTTACATATACAGTAACTGTACATAATCCTGGAAGTGGCAATATTTTTAGGATTAATGGTGTAAATAATCCTGTAATTACAATGAAAAGAGGATCTACATATATTTTTGACCAATCAGATTCTTCAAATAGTGGACATCCTTTAGCAATAAAATCTGATGCTGGAGGATCACAGACAACAACTGTATCTGGAACTGCTGGAAATGCAGGTGCTACTGTAACTTATCAACCAGCTTATCCTTCTGCTCCTAATGATTTAAGATACTACTGTACAGTTCATGGTAATGGAATGGGTAATACAATCACAATGAATGATCCGAATACAACGACTCAAGATACTACAACTACAACTACACAACAAGTAAATCCTTTAGGCACACCAGATCCTACAGCAGAGTTTCCAAAAGAAATATATAAAATTGATAGAAAGTCATCAGAAAATAGAGATGCAGTGCAATTTGAATTAGCTGCTGTTTTTGATCTTGCTGGTATTCGTGCGCCAAAAAGACAATGTACAAGAAGTGAGTTTCCTTCTATCGGTACATTTATTGCATGACTTGGAAATATAAAGCATTACTTCATGCAAAACGTGAAGATCCAAAAGAATCATGTGGTTTGCTTTTAAATATAAAAGGCAAAGAAAGATATTTTCCCTGTCGTAATCTATCTATGACAGATCATCAATGTTTTATTATTGACCCAGAAGATTACATAAAAGCAGACAACACAGGTGAGATTACTGCTGTTATTCATAGTCACCCCATCACACCACCTACGCCTAGTGAGGCAGATAAAATTAGCTGTGAGCAAAGCAATCTTCCTTGGTATATTGTTAACCCTAAAACAGAACAATGGGCTTATTTAGAACCTTGTGGTTATAAACCAGCACTTTTAGGTAGACCTTGGGTATGGGGTGTTAGTGATTGTTGGTCATTAGT